GTATGCATGGTATCACATTGACAACTGCTATGGGTAATGATGATTGGACCTGCCAAGTAGCAGGTACTGGAGGTGGTACAAGTCATGGATATGCTACATTAGATACTGGTATCTGGGGCGGAAGTGGAGATAAGCCCTATCGTTCAACTACGCAAGTAAATTTTAGAACTATTAACGCAGCTACTAATGACTACGCTGACCACAGCGATGTTAATGTTCTTTGTCATGGAGATTTAGCATGAGTACATTAGTTATAGATACTATACAAGGTAAGACAACTGCTGGTTCGATTAATGTTCGTGGTGAAGGTTCGAATAACACAAACTTACAACAAGGGTTAGCAAAACAGTTTGTTAATATTGATGCATCTACATCAACACCATCAGTTGAAAATAGTTTCAATGTTGCATCTTTAACAGATCAAGGTACAGGTTTATTTGATTATAATACTACTAATAATTTTTCAAACGCCAAGTTTTCTGGAGCAGGATCACATGATGTTTATAGTGCCCGAGCTGGTGCAATTGAATCTTCCGATGACAGAGGAAACAGTACATCTAGAGTTAGAACAAGAGTAAATAATTCTAGTGGATCGGCATTTGATAGTAGAGAAATAATGTTTAGTACACATGGAGATTTAGCATGACAATTGAAACACCTGAATTTCAGGGAACACATTTATGGGAACGATTACACTGGGCGAAAGAAAAACTTGAGCCTATACAATCCGATTACAGAGTTGTTTGGGAAGATCCAAACGAACCTGATGCACCAGCAAAGATTACGGTACCAGATCCAAACTGGATGGCTTGTGCTTTACAAGGTGGCATACTTCCACCAGTAGAAGTTTATTGGGAACTCAAGAAAGATGAGGCTCAACCAGATTTTAAGAAACATACAAGAGGTTATCTACTACATAATACAAAACCGGTTGATAAGATGACTGAAGAAGAAGCAATTGAGTATTTAATAATGAAAGACATACCAGAACATGTATGGAAAGACTATGATAAGTCTAATCGTAAGAGATTAGTAATTTGTAAAAAACAAAATCTCCCAGGTCATAGAACATGGCGTAATTCGTGGAAGATTAATCAAGAGCTAGTAGCATAAGGAGAGAGAAATGACTACAATGATTCAAGACAAGAATGGTGTAATTGCTGCAGCACCTTCATCAGTACCAGACAGGCATTTTAGAAATGCATGGGTATTTGATGATGATAAAGCAGCTATCACTGAAGATATAACTGAGGCTAAAAAAATATTTCAAGATAAGATAAGACAAGTCAGAGGACCTCTTTTAGATGCAGAAGATGTTGTATACATGAAAGCATTAGAAGCCGATGATGCATCTGCTAAAACTGCAAGTGTAGCTAAGAAGAAAGCACTTAGAGATGCACCAGCAGCAAGTGCTATCACAAGCGCAGACACAATAGCTAAATTAAAAGCTGCATGGGACGAGACTGTTTTAGGAGCGAGTCCTTATAAATAGAATAAAATAAGGATTCAATCATGGCAGTTCCTAATTCACGTGCAACATTAATTGATTATTGCAAAAGACGCTTAGGCGAGCCTGTAATAGAAATAAATGTAGACGAAGATCAGCTCGAAGATAGAGTTGACGAGTCATTGCAATTTTACCAAGAGTATCATTCAGATGCCACAGTACGTACGTACTTAAAGCATGAAGTTACAGCAACTGATGTATCAAATGAGTACATACCTATATCGTCAGACATATTGTTTGTATCGAAACTACTTCCTTTAACTAGCTCTTTTAATACAAGTAGAAACTTTTTTGATATTAAATACCAGATGATGCTAAATGATGTTGCTGACTTAATGAATTTTGCAGGTGATTTAGCTTATTATGAACAAATGCAACAGTATTTATCAGTACTTGATATGAAACTCAATGGTCATCCACAGACACAATTTGCAAGAAGACAGGACAGATTATATATTTTTGGAGATTTTTCAGATAAAGATATCAAAGAAGGTGATTTTTTAGTTGCTGAAGTTTATACTAAAGTAGATCCAGATACTCATACATCAGTATACAATGACATGTTTGTTAAGGAATACACTACTGCTCTTATAAAACAACAGTGGGGTATGAACTTGATAAAGTTTGAAGGTATGCAATTGCCAGGAGGAGTTATTTTAAATGGAAGACAGATATACGATGATGCTACAGGCGAGATCGAAAGATTAAGAGAAAGCATGCGATTAGAGCAAGAAGTTCCACCAGACTTTTTCGTAGGATGATATGGCAACTAATTTATATTTCAGTCAAAAGGTAAAGTCCGAACAGAACCTATACGAAGATATTGTAATAGAATCTCTTAAAATGTATGGGCAAGACGTGTACTATTTGCCAAGAGATATCGTCAATGAAGATAGAATCTTAGGCGATGATCCAGAATCGAGTTTCAATTCATCTCATACAATAGAAATGTATATTGAAAATACCGAAGGTTTTGAGGGTGAAGGAGATTTATTCACAAGATTCGGTGTGGAGATACGAGATGAAGCTACGTTTGTTGTTTCACGTAAAAGGTGGGAACAAACTGTACAAAGATATGACAACGAAATAACATCTACAAGACCTTCTGAAGGTGACTTAATATACCTTCCATTATCTAAATCATTATTTCAAATATCTCATGTAGAACATGAGATGCCTTTTTATCAATTAAGTAATTTACCTGTCTATAAAATGAGATGTCAGTTGTTTGAATACACTGGAGAAAATTTAGATACAGGTGTTGATACTATAGACGAAATTGAAAAGAAGTACGCATACAAATATATACTTACACTCACTAATACTCGCGATAGTGCAGAAGCTACACCAACGATTGTTGGAGGACAACTTACAGGTATTACAATAGTGGATAGCGGTAGTAACTACTTCGATGCTCCATCGGTAAGTATAATCGACTCATCTGGTGTTGGTGCTTCTGTAACTTCAACTGTTGATAGCAATAGTGGTGGAATAACTAGTCTTACTATTACTAACCCAGGAACTGGTTACACTAGTAGCCCGACTATTAAATTCGGTTCACCTTCACTAACTACTTTCCAAGTAGGTGAAACTGTATTAACTCAAAGCGGATCTACACAAATGAGGGCTGAAGTTGTTAAGTATTCAGACTCTGATGATAAACTTCACTTGATACATGCAGGTGCAGATGATGGTGTATTCCACACGTTTAGTGTAGGTAAAAAAGTTATAGGCCTTAAATCAGGAGCAGGTGGAATTATTAATTTAGTAGTAGAAGATAACCAACTTTCTCAAAATGAACAGAATGATGATTTTAGTACAGGTACAGACTTCATAGACTTTTCAGAAAACAACCCATTTGGAGATGCGAGTAACAACTAATGTTTGGTGGACACTTTTATCACGAAAAAACTAAAAAGGCTGTTGCTTTATTCGGCAGACTGTTTAATAATATATATGTGATTCGAAAGAATTCATCAGGTGCAGTGATAAGTCAAATTAAAGTTCCTTTATCTTATGCACCTAAACAAAAGTATCTTGAAAGAGTTAGAGAAAATCCAAATTTAAATGATGATACTTCAGTTGCAATCAAGCTACCAAGAATGTCATTTGAAATAACATCTATAGCATATGATGCAACCAGACAGTTAGCAAAGTTATCCACATTCAATACTACTGCATCAGATGCAAATGTAAATAAAAGACAAAAGTTTTTTACACCAGTACCATACTCAATAAACTTTCAGTTAAATGCATATGCTAAATCACAAGATGATGCATTACAAATAGTAGAGCAAATACTGCCTACATTCAATCCGCAGTATTCTATAACTATTAAACCCTTTGGCACTGAATATCCTACTCTCGTAGAAGATATACCTGTTATTATACAAGGTGTTTCATTCAGCGATGATTTTGAAGGTGCGATGGAACAAAGACGAACAATAATATATAGCATGGACTTTGAGATGAAGATAAGTTATCACGGTCCAATTGCTGACACCAATGTTATTCGTAGTAGTATTGCTTCATTATTTGATATAAATGCAGGACTCAGCGATTCTGATGTTGGTCTTGAAACAATAACAGTAACACCTAATCCTACCAGCGTAATTGGTTTGGCTGACAGTGATTTTGGATTTACAACAACCATAGTGGATAGCGCATAATGTATGAGTATAGATGTAAGGTAGTTAAAATAATAGACGGTGATACTGTAGACGTAGATATAGATTTAGGTTTCGGTGTTTGGATGCACAAAGAAAGAGTAAGATTATACGGAATCGATACTCCTGAATCAAGGACTCGTGACTTAGAAGAAAAAAAATATGGACTTGCTGCAAAAGCATTTTTAACTGGCATGTTAGATGATCCGGCTGGTATAATACTTAAAACACATAAAGATGCAACTGGCAAGTTTGGTAGAATACTAGGCGAGTTATGGAGAACAACTAACTACGCTGATCAATCAATAAATGATTACATGGTAGAAAAACATCATGCAGCTGCATATATGGGACAATCAAAAACTCATATAGAGGAACAACACTTGAAAAATCGTAAACTGGTGACATTAAATGAAGAGTGATACAAGCAAATTCTTTCCTCCTGAAGAAAAGAATGTTGATAATGATTATAAGTATTCAAGAGATACATACTACGAATTAGTGGAAAAAGGAAAGCAGAGTCTTGAACTCATGATTGAAGTTGCAAGAGAGAGCGAACATCCACGAGCATTTGAAGTTCTATCTGGAATGATTAAAAACATTTCTGATGTTAATGATAGACTTATGGATTTAAATAAAAAGAAAAAAGATTTAGATAGAAAAGAAGAAATAAAAAATATTGCAAATACTACAAACAATTTATTTGTTGGGTCAACCGCTGAATTACAAAAAATACTTAAGAATGATACGGACCTAGTAGATGTCACGCCAAAACCTAAATGAAAATTATCTAGGTAATCCTAATATTAAAAAAGATGGTATCGTTCAAAATTGGACGGAAGACCAAGTACGCGAGTATGCGAAGTGCATGAAAAGCCCTGTGTACTTTGTAGAAAAATATTCAAAGATAATTTCGTTGGATAAAGGTTTAGTTCCATTCGAATTATATCCATACCAAGCTAAGATGTTTAATAAGTTTCAAGCACATAGGTTTAATGTTGTTTTAGCGTGTAGGCAATCTGGTAAATCTATATCTGCATGTGGTTACTTGCTTTGGTTTGCTTTATTTCAACCTGAAAAAACAATTGCAGTATTAGCTAATAAAGGTGCTACTGCTCGTGAGATGTTGGCAAGAATAACAATAATGCTTGAGAATATACCTTTCTTTCTTCAACCGGGTTGTAAAGCTTTGAATAAATCTAATATTGATTTTAGTAACAACAGTAGAATTATTGCAGCTGCAACATCAGGACAATCAATAAGAGGTTTATCGGTTAACTTATTATACTTAGATGAATTTGCATTCGTTGAAAGAGCTGCAGAGTTTTATACATCTACATATCCAGTTATATCATCTGGTACAGACACTAAAATTATAGTTACATCTACTGCAAATGGTATAGGTAATACCTTTCATAAGATATGGGAAGGCGCAGCTCAAGGTGTAAACGAATATAGTTACTTTAGAGTTGACTGGCACGATGTACCCGGTCGTGATGAAAAATGGAAAGAAGAAACTATAAACAATACTTCTCAAATACAATTTGATCAAGAGTTTGGTAATACATTTTTTGGAACTGGAGATACACTTATCAATGCTCAAACATTGTTAGATCTGAGAGCATCACATCCAGTTCGAAAATTAGAAGGTGGGGACATATTAATATATAAAGAACCTATCAAAGGCCATGATTATATTTTAGTAGCAGATGTATCAAAGGGAAGAGGACAGGACTACTCTTCTTTTTCCTTAATCGATATTAGCGCTCGCCCGTTTGAACAGGTTGCTGTGTACCGCAATAACACTATATCTCCATTACTCTTCCCTAATATTATATATAAGTACGCAAATGTCTACAACAAAGCTTATTGCATTATTGAGTCTAATGATCAAGGTGGAGTAGTTTGTAATGGTTTATATTATGATTTAGAATATGAAAATGTTCATGTTGAATCTGCAGTAAAAGCGAATGCAGTAGGAATTGAAATAACTCGTAAATCTAAAAGATTAGGCTGTAGTGCATTAAAAGATTTATTAGAAAATAGTAAGCTTAAAGTAGTAGATGAACAAACAATATTAGAAATATCTACATTTGAAGCAAAAGGCCAAACATTTCAAGCTTCTGTAGGAAACCACGATGACTTAGTTATGAATTTAGTTTTATTCGGTTACTTTGTTTCTTCAGCATACTTTTCTAATTTAACAGACTTAAATCTCAAAGATATAATATTCAATCAGAAGATGAAAGAAATCAATGAAGATATAGTACCTTTTGGGTTTATTGATGATGGTTCTGAGTTTATTCAGAAGATTGAGACTAAAGATGACCCTTGGCAGATCGAATATGATAGAGATCTGTAATATTATAAATAAGATATAATTGATCAATCGTATTATGAAACTTGTAATTAAAAATAAGGAATAATTTAATGGCACTATTTTCACCATCGGAATCACCCGCGGTTGTTGTCAAAGAGATAGACCTGACTGGAGGAGTGCCTAATGTCCAGTCAACTACCGGCGCAATCGTAGGAAACTTTAGGTGGGGACCAGCAGAGAAAAGAACTTTAATCGCTAACGAAACAGAGTTAGCTGAAAGATTTGGATCTCCTGACTCGGCAACCACTATAGACTTTCATTCAGCATCATATTTTTTACGCTACTCAAGTGCACTTCAAGTAGTAAGAACTATTGATGGAACAGCAGACAATGCAATATCAAAATCATCTGACAGTGCGGGTGTTACACCTACAGCTGCAGTTGTAAAGAACGAAGAAGACTTTGAAGCACAAGCAGCTACACTGACAGCGGCTACACACACCTTTATTGGTAGATACCCAGGATCACTAGGTAACGATATACAGGTTCAAATGTGTCATGCTAACGACAGTGCATTTACTAATTGGGCTTTTAAATCTGAATTCGATGCTAAACCAGCAACATCTAATTATTTAACAAAAAAGAATGGTACTAACGATGAAGTACATGCTATTATTTTAGATAAAGACGGTAAATTCACCGGCACTAAAAATGCAGTACTCGAAAGATACTCATTCTTGTCTTTAGCTAAAGATGCTAAAGCAGAAGATGGTACTTCTATATATGTTAAAGATGTTATTAACGAAAGATCAGAATACGTCCACATGGCTGGATTTGATTCTGCTGTAGCTGCAAACGTAACTATAAACGGAAGATTTGCACTTGACAGTGGAGACAACTTTCTTTCAACAGGAGCATCTAACTTTAAAACACCAATAACATTTAACTTTAGTGGCGGATCAGACTGTAACGCTATTGGTACATCTCAAATCGCAACTGGTTTCGATCTTTTCGAAGATAAAGACCAAGTTGAAATCGATTTCTTAATTGCACCAAGTATGGTAAGTACTACAGATCAAACTACTATAGTTAATGACTTAATTGCAACAGCTCAATCACTAAGAAAAGATTGTGTAGTAGTTGCATCACCGGCAAGAGATGACGTGGTAGGTTTAACATCTGCATCAGACATTGTAACTAACGTAGTTGCAACAGCTGATACATTTACTAAATCATCATACTTATTTAATGACGGTAACTTTCTAAAAGTATATGATAAGTTTAACGACCAATTCATACATATACCTGCAGCTTCTTCAACTGCTGGTCTTATGGCGGCAACTGACATAAACAGAGCGGCATGGTTCTCACCTGCAGGTTCTAGACGTGGACAGTATCTCGGCATAACAGCATTGGCTTATACACCTACTAAAGGTCAAAGAGATACCTTATACAAAGCAAGTGTAAATCCAATTGCAAATATTCCAGGAGCTGGCGTAATACTATTCGGTGATAAGACAGGACTCAGAAGAGCATCAGCTTTTGATAGAATCAATGTAAGAAGATTATTCTTAATACTTGAAAGAGCTATCAGCAGAGCGGCTGAGCAAGTACTCTTTGAATTCAACGATGAATTTACAAGAGCAGAGTTTGTCAACATCATTGAACCAGTACTTAGAGAAGTAAAAGGTAGACGAGGTATAACAGACTTCAGAGTTGTAGCAGATGCTACTAATAACACTGCAGCTGTAATTGATAGAAACGAATTTAAAGCAGACATATTCATTAAGCCTGCACGTTCTATCAACTACGTTACACTGAGTTTTGTAGCTGTAAGAACTGGCGTTGACTTCCAAGAAGTCGTCGGCACGGTTTAAGGAGGTAGAAAATGGCAGTACTAGGCGTAGATGATTTTAAATCAAAGCTAAGAGGCGGCGGGGCAAGACCTAACCTTTTCAAAGCTACAATCAACTTTCCAGGATATGCAAATGGCGATCCAGAACTGACTTCTTTCTTATGTGAGACAGCTCAGTTACCGGGATCAACACTTGGCCAGATAATTGTACCATTTCGTGGTAGACAATTAAAAATGGCTGGTGACAGAACATTTGATGTTTGGACAGTAACAATAATCAACGACACAGATTTCGCAATAAGAAATTCAATGGAGAGGTGGATGAATGGTATGAATGCACACAGTGCTAATACTGGACTAACAACTCCTATTGCTTATGAAGCAGATCTCTTTGTCGAGCAACTTGACAGATCAGGTGATACTCTTAAAAAGTATACGTTCAGAGGATCATATCCACAAGATATGTCTCCAATAGATTTGAACTATGGTACAAATGATGAAATCGAAAGATTTACAATCACATTTGCTTACCAGTACTATGAGACTGATACTACAACTTAAGTATAAATACTAGGAGAGTCAAATGGCTCTCCTAACTTAAAGGAATTATTATGGCAGACGGCACACTTAAATTATTTGGTTTTGAAATTACAAGGACTAAAGACAAACAGTCTATAAAGTCAATCGTTCCACCAAGAGACGATGATGGTGCAGGCTACGTTACTTCAACTTCAAGCGCAGCACACTATGGTCACTACATCAATATGGAAGGCGATGACTCAAAAGATAATGTACAACTAATATTAAAGTACCGTGGTTCAGCCATGCATCCAGAAGCTGATGCAGCAATAGAAGATATTGTAAATGAATCAATTACGTCAGGCGATATGAAGCCTTCTATAACTCTTAACGTAGATAGAGTTCCAGTAAGTTCTTCAATTAAAAAGCAAATGCTTGAAGAGTTTGACAACATATATAACATGTTAAATTTTAAAGAATTAGGACACGATCTTTTTAGAAGATGGTATGTTGATGGTAGAATATATCATCACTTAGTAGCAGATGAAAGCAATCTATCTGCAGGTATTCAAGAAATAAGATATGTTGATGCCGCTAAAATCAGAAAAGTAAAACAAGTTCAAAAGAAAAAAGATCCAGTAACTGGTGCTTCAATAGTTGAAAAGGTTGATGAGTTTTACATTTATCAAGAAAAACCTGGGAATCAGCAGAGTGCAATTAAGTTAAGTAATGACTCTGTAAGCTATTGTACTTCAGGATTATTAGATGAACACCGAAAGAAAGTTGTTTCATTTTTACATAAAGCACTAAAGCCAATTACACAGTTAAGAATGATGGAAGACTCATTAGTCATTTATCGATTAGCTCGAGCTCCTGAAAGAAGAATGTTTTATATCGATGTAGGTAACTTACCGAGAGGTAAAGCCGAACAATACATGAAAGATATTATGGCCAAGTATCGTAACAAACTCGTTTACGACGCTAAGACAGGTGAAATACGTGATGATCGTAAACATATGTCAATGCTCGAAGATTTTTGGCTACCAAGGCGAGAAGGTGGAAGAGGTACTGAGATATCAACTTTGCCTGGTGGAGAAAATTTAGGACAGATTGAAGATATTATATACTTTCAAAAAAGATTATATAGATCTCTTAATGTGCCGTTAAACAGATTAGAACAAGAACAACAGTTCTCTTTAGGTAGAGCAACTGAAATAAGCAGAGACGAATTAAAATTTCAAAAGTTTATTGATAGACTTAGAAACAGATTTGCTACTTTCTTTTATGATATATTGAAGAAGCAATTATTAATGAAAAATATTATCACTGAAGAAGATTGGATGAAGTGGAAAAACGAAGTCAATCTTGATTTCACACGTGATAATCACTTTTCAGAATTGAAAGAAGCAGAATTACTCAGAGAGAAGATACAAACACTCGATCAAATACAGAATTATGTCGGTGAGTATTTCTCTAAATCATGGGTGCAAAAGAATATTCTTCTTTTTGATGATGATGAAATCGAGAGAATGGATAGTGAAATAGCTGCAACTCAGCAGCAAGAACCAGAAGACGATCAAGGAGCGCTATAATGGCTGAAGAACAAGAAACTAATAATGTAGATACTATTGAAGATTTAATTCAACATTCATTAGCACAAGACTACAATAAAGCAAACGAAGTATTTGGAAATGTCATGACTACTCGAGTGGCAGATCTATTAGACCAACAAAAAGTAAAGATTGCTGGCCAAATATACAATGATGAACCTGAAGACCAAGAAGATCCATTAGAAGATGAGGATTTTGAAGAAACTGAAGGTGAAGAAGAAGAAACTGAGGAAGATATTGAAGATGCAGAAGATGAAGAGGAAGAAGAAGAAATCGAAGGCGCTGCAGTATAAAACTCAATATGTATAAATATAGTTAACATGAAAACTTTTTCGCAACTTAGAGAATTGGCAGGTAGAAAGCCAGAAGGTAAGATGGTCTTTAACAAAAAAGTTAAAGGTGTCAAAGCAATGATACATAAAGAACGTAATGGATTTGTTGCTTATATAGATGGTGATAGACTTGATCTATACAAAACTCAAAGAGAAGCTGAAAAAGCTATAACCGAATTTATGAAACAATATAAGTAGGTACAGAACATGAAACTAATATCAGAATTTGTCGAAAATGATTTAAACTTTCTAGTAGAAGCAGATAAAAAAACTGGAAAGAAGAATTACAAAATACAAGGCATATTCGCGCAAGCAGAAAAAAAGAATCGTAACGGTCGTATATATCCAATGCCAGTGATGGAAAAAGCACTTGGCAAATATAATACTGATCAAGTAAGTAAGGGTAGAGCAGTTGGAGAACTTAACCACCCTGAAGGACCGACCGTTAATTTAGATAAAGTTTCTCACAAAATCAATAAACTTGAATTTCAAGGTGATGATATTGTGGGTGAGGCAACGATACTAGACACTCCTATGGGTCAAATTGTAAAAGGTTTACTTGATGGCAATGTCCAGTTCGGTGTATCGACTCGTGGTATGGGAAGTTTGAGCCAGCGTAATGACACAATGGTCGTAAATAGCGACTACATTCTTAATGCGGTAGATATCGTACAAGATCCATCTGCTCCTGGAGCTTTTGTTAATGGGATAATGGAAGGTGTTGAATGGGTTTGGAATAATGGCATTATAGAAGCGCAAACAATTGAAAAAATGGAGACTGAAATTAAAAAAGCTCCACGTGCTGATCTCTATGAGACACAGGTTCGTGAGTTCAAGAATTTCCTCTCGTTAATAAAATCAAAATAAGGAGTCAAATATGACTGATAAAGAAATAGTAGAAGATCAGGATGTAGAACTCCATGAAGACGAGAACGAAATCATGGACGAAGCACACGATCCTAAGAATGCTGAAGCTCAGTCAATAGCTGCTACTGATAAAGCTGCTGATGCTACCGGAAGCGCTCCAAAGCGTAAAGGTGATCAAACTAAGAAAGATCCTATGATTAAAACTAAAGCCGGCATGATTGCCGCAATTGTTGGAAAAATGCAGGGCATGAATAAACAAGCCATTACTGCAATGTACCACGAAAAAAATAGTTTTGAATCTGAAGGCGATATTATCGCTGAGGATGAAGTCAAAGATACAGTTAATGTAGAAGTTGATTTCAAGGATGATCTTAAAGCATTAGTATCTGAAGAAGCAACATTGTCAGATGCATTCAAGCAAAAAGCTGAAACTATCTTTGAAGCTGCAATCAATTCAAAAGTAAATGCTGAGATTGACAGACTAGAAGAAAAGTACAACGAAGAACTAGCCGAGGAAGTAGCAACTACTAAGGCAGATCTTGTAGAGAAGGTAGACAACTATTTAAACTACGTGGTTGAAAACTGGATGGAAGAAAATAAATTAGCTATTCAAAACGGATTAAGAACTGAGATTGCTGAAGACTTTATGAATAAGATGAAAGATCTTTTCACAGAATCTTATATCGCAGTACCGGAAGAAAAAGTTGATTTAGTAGACGATTTAGCAGATCAGGTTGAAGAGTTAGAGGCAACTGTTAACGAATCAACTCAGAAAGCAATCGACATGGCTGTTGAACTTGAAGGTTACAAAAGAGAAGCTATCATAAGAGAAGCTACTAAAGACCTAGCCGAAACTCAAGTTGAAAAGCTAAAGTCACTAGCAGAAAACGTAGATTTCGATGATGAAGAGACTTTCTCTGAGAAAGTAGCTCAACTAAAGGAATCATATTTCGCTAAGGCTGCAAAATCTCAGGATGATTCAATAGATGAAGAAGAAGCTCCAGTAGTTACTGCTTCAGACTCAATGAATTCATACCTTAATGCAATCAAAAAAACTAATGTTAAATAGGAGAAGCAAGATATGAACGGTGTATCTTACGATAAGTTAATCGAAAAATGGAATCCTGTACTTTCTGAAGAATCAGCTGGTGCAATTAAGGACCATCATAGAAAAGCTGTAACAGCTGCAGTTCTCGAAAATCAGGAAATCGCTCTAAGAGAAGAAGGAATGATCAACGAAGCCGCACCTACAATGGCTACTACAAGTACAGCAAACTGGAATCCAGTTTTAATCGCACTAGTCAGACGTGCTATGCCTAATCTAATGGCATACGACATCTGTGGTGTACAACCAATGTCAGGACCAACTGGTTTGATTTTTGCAATGAAGTCATTGTACAAAACAGCTAGAACTGGTATAAGTGTAAATGATGAAGCTTTATTTAACGAAGCTCAGTCAGGTTACTCAGGTGACTCTGCTACAACAGCACCAGCAGACGGATCAGGTTTATCTGGTCATTCAGACGGTGACTTAGATAGTACTATTGCTGACTCAGCAGTATCTGTACTAGCAGGTAAAGGTATGACAACAGCTAACGCTGAAGGTTTAGGTTCATCAGGATCTGGTCCAAATACAGCATTTGCTGAAATGGGATTCTCAATCGAGAAATCAACAGTGACTGCAAAATCAAGAGCTCTAAAAGCTGAATACAGTTTAGAACTTGCTCAAGATCTTAAAGCCATTCATGGCTTAGACGCTGAGACAGAATTGGCAAATATCTTGTCAACTGAAATCTTAGCTGAGATCAACAGAGAAGTTATCAGAACTGTTAACTCACAAGCTAAAATTGGAGCACTACAGGCAAATACAGCTATTAACGGTATCTTCAACGTACAGACAGATGCTGATGGTAGATGGTCAGTAGAAAAATTCAAAGGGTTAATCCTTCAAATCGAAAGAGAAGCTAACGTAATTGCAAAAGAGACACGTAGGGGTAAAGGTAACTTTATGATCTGCTCATCTGACACTGCATCTGCATTAGCAGCTTCCGGTATGTTAGACTACACTCCTGCAATGTCAACTAACCTACAGGTAGATGACACAGGTAACACATTCGCTGGTGTATTAAACGGCAGAATGAGAGTCTACATTGACCCATATTCAACAACAGATTATATTACAGTAGGTTACAAAGGCACAAATCCATATGATGCCGGTGTATTCTATTGTCCATATGTACCATTAACAATGGTCAGAGCTGTTGGTGAAGAGACATTCCAACCAAAAATTGGTTTCAAAACCAGATATGGTATGGTCTCAAACCCATTCGTAGGTAGCACACCTGCTGATGGACTAGCAACAGCTAGAACTAACCAGTACTATAGAAGTTTCAGAGTTGATAACATTCTAGGTGCATAAACCTTAATGGTTAAAAGTTAAGAGAGGAGTTTCGGCTCCTCTTTTTTCGTATAAATAGAATCATGGCATTAACTAATAACTTTAATTATCTACAACCAACCGGCTTTAAGTTGGTTATTGATAGAACTAACTATCCAAATCTAGAATTTTTTATTCAGGATTTTACTCACGCTGGTGTGATCATGAACACAGCAGATTTGCAATATAAGAAAATAGCTGCAATACCTTTTATAGGTGATAAGTTAACATACAACGAAATGTTGGCTAACATCATATTAGATGAAGATATGAAATCTTATAGAGAGATGCATAGCTGGATGAGAAGAGTACTAGATCAGGATATGACTACTCCGGTAGATAGATTTAAGGCAAGAGTTCAACAACCTCCTGCTACATCCGACATTACTTTATCTATACTATCGAGTTCTAATAATCCAGTCGTAAGAATTGTTTATAGAGATTGTATACCTGTTGCTTTAACAGACATTCAATTTCAAGCCACATCAGGCGGTGAATCATTTCTTACATTTGGAGCATCATTTAGATTTACATACTTTGATATACTACATAAAACTGCTACAGGTGCAATGGTCGATTCAGACTCATTCTCTGTAACTGGCAAGTTAACTAGTTAATATATAATACTATTGGAGAGATTATGATTGATTTGAAACAGATCCACAACATGTGGGCAGAAGACTGCACTATTAATAATACACAATTAGATGAAACATCTAAACAAACCCCAGCATTACATTCAAAATATTTACAGTATTGGTCAACCGCTAAGCTAGAACTAAAACGTGCAGAGTTTGAGCAAAAGAAAGTTTTAAAAGACAAGTGGTTATATTATAATGGAAAGATGGATCAAAAAACTTTAGAAGAAAAAGGTTGGAATCCAGATCCGTTTGACGGATTAAAAGTGTTAAAAGGTGAAATGGATTACTATTACGAAAGTGATCCTGAAATACAAAAGACCGAAGAAAAAATTCAATATTGGAAAACTGTAAATGATACATTAACAGAGATAATAGACAATTTAAAATGGCGACATCAAACAATATCGAACATAATCAAATGGAAACAATTCGAGTCAGGAAATTAAATCATTCAACTATCCACTTAATGTGTGATAGATCAGTAAGCACCGAACTAAGAGAGTTCTTTTCTTTCTTTGTACCCGGTTATAGATTTATGCCTGCCTATCGTAATAGAATATGGGATGGGAAAATAAGATTATTCAATCAGACTACAGGTGAAATACCTGCAGGTTTGTTTCCACAGATTTTAGCATTTGCAGAATCACGTGAATATGAACTTGAAATAGATGATTCTGAATATGGAAATCCTAATGAAGGTAATACCATAAACGCAGATTTCATGATGAAGTTTGTAGAAGCATTAAAGCTTCCATTTAAAATTAGAGACTATCAGTTTGATGCGGTTTGTCATGGCATACAAAGAAAGAACGCTATACTGCTTTCACCGACAGGTTCTGGTAAGTCACTTATAATATACGTGTTAATGCGTTATCTTTTATCATCGTTTGAAGATAAAAATATTCTGGTTATTGTACCGACTACTTCGTTAGTTGAACAAATGTATAATGATTTTAAAACCTATGGATATAACGTAGAAGCGAATTGCCATAGAATATATTCAGGTAAAGATAAGAATACAACTAAAAGAGTTATTATAAGTACGTGGCAATCGATATACAAATTTCCTCAAGCTTGGTTTGAAAGATTCGGTTCTGTGTTTGGTGATGAGTGCCATGGATTTAAATCAAGATCATTGACATCTATAATGAACAAGTGCATTGAGGCAGAATACAGGTTTGG